AGTAATTCCGTAACCTGCTACTGTTGTTGGTGTACTTGTTACATCAGCAAACGCAACAGTTGTTAGATAATCTGTTCCTGCTACTGCTGCACTTATGTTCCCGGCACCATCTGCTTTTACTATTCCTGTAACTGCACCAACAATTGGATCTGTTTCTGTATAACTTGTCAAATAACCTTGTGTACTATGGTCACCATAATCAGTTGGGATAGTTGGTTTATTAGTTAAGCTATTGTAGTCGCCGTCGAACGCATATGCAAATAATGGTTGTAATTCACTTAGACCAACATAAACTTCGTCAAAGTTATCATTAACTTTATCAAGGGCTGAACGTATGCTTTCACCGTCTCCGGTTAATTCGCCTGTTCCTAAATTTATCGTTTGCTTTGCCATCTATTACGCCCTTAATGATTTAGTCTTATACTGTTAACTGTGCCGTCAGTCCAATTACTAACGTATGTTCTTACCCAAACATAGTTTCCAGTAAAATTATAGTTTTTATTATTAGTAGTAGCACTAGTATATTCTACAGAAGTAATGCTTTGAGTTGCAACTAACCCAGTAGTGTCAACACTTTGTTTACCGGAGTCTAAAACTAAAGTAAACCAGTCAGCTTCTACTGGGTTAGTTGCAAGTGTTCCTTGCATAGCTACTTTCCCAATAAACCCTGTTAGGTCTACTTGTACTGTATGAAGGCCGTCACTACGTCCGTAGTACCCGTCTCCTTTGAATTTTTCACCGGTGACAGTCTCAGTGGTACCGCCTCCTGGGTGTGTATTTGCTGTTAAAATTGTTTCGCTATTGTTCTGCATATAGTTATTTATCTAGATCTTGTGTACTAACAATTCTTTGTACACTCTGAAAATTGTGTCCTATCAACAAACTTACTAGTTGTAATATCTTTTCGTCTCTAGTATAAAAGTATAAGCCAGGAGCATAACCGCCTTCTACGGCCTCTAAAGCAATACGTCCTATTTTTACTTTGTCAGAGTTCTTTTGTACCCATTTGTAAAAGTTTTGGTCAATAAAACGTTGATTAAAAGTAACTCTATAGTCAAACTTACTAGCATGATCTACAAGAATAACATTTTTATCTAATTTAGATAGGTACTTTTTGTTTGGTTCCCAGAACTCTTCAACACATATGCGAGATAATAATGCATTAATGACAGCTTTACTATTAGTATAAACATTCATAGTTCCCATTTCAATTCTAAGTTTGTAATCCTCTTGATTAAAAGAAGAAAACAAATTTAGAATTATTTTTGAGCTATTAAAATCATCTTGGCTTACAAACGTATCTCTAATACCAATGGAACGTCTGATAAATTTGTCATCATCTAACTGAGTCTGCATCCTGTCTAACTCATTACGAGCATTGTTTAAATTCTTATCTCTAAAAATGCAGGCCAGATAATTTTTAACAACTAACTTGTAGAGGTATTCATTATAAAACAGTGATTTTGTTTCATAATTCAACAAGGGCTTCCCCTACACAATTTAGTTCTAAACTGTTAGAGTCTTCAGTTAAATTAATAGTAACAGTTCCGCCTGTTTTAAGATTGCCAAATAACAGTTCACGTGATAACGGACGTTTAATTTCATTATCAATTACTCGAGCTAAAGGTCTTGCACCCATTTTAGGATCAAAGCCTTTGTCAACTAAGTAATCTAATGCTTCAGCTGATATGTCAATCTTAACACCTTTATCTTTGACCATATTTTTAAGTTCAACAAGGAACTTACCAACAATTTTTAACATTACAGGCTTACCAAGTTTCTTAAAGATAATAGTTGCATCAAGTCTGTTTCTAAACTCTGGAGCAAAGAACTTTTTAAGTGCTTTGTCTTCATATTCTAGTTCAAACTCGTCATTAAATCCAATTAAGTTTTTCTCTGCATCACTAGCACCAAGATTAGTTGTAAGAATTAATACACAATTACGTGCATCTGCTTCTTTACTATTAGATCCTGTTACTTTACCGTTGTCCATTAACTGTAATAATATCTGTGATACGTCAGGATGTGCTTTTTCAATTTCGTCTAGTAGCAATACACAATTAGGATTCTCTTGAAGTCTTGTAATTAACTGTCCTGCATCGTCATCGAACCCTACATATCCTGGAGGCGAACCAATTAGTTTAGAAATACTATGTTTTTCTTGGAATTCACTCATATCAAATCTTACAAGTTGTACACCTAGTTGTTCAGCAAGTGATTTTGCTGTCTCTGTTTTACCAGTGCCTGTTGGCCCCATAAAGATAAAGCTACCAATGGGCTTATCTTCTGCCTTAAGTCCTGCTTGTGCAACTAAGATTTTGTCTACGATGCCTTCAATTGCTGAGTCTTGACCGTAAACATCTTTCTTCATATTCTTTTCAAGATGTGCAAGGTTACTTGTTTCTTTTTCAGCAATATTTTCAACTGGCATATTAACCATTTTTGCAAGTTCAAATTGTATTTCTTCTTCAGTAACTAGTTTTTCTACGTCCGGATCTTTTAAGTTAAATCGCGAGCATGCAACATCAATTAAGTCAATTGCTTTATCAGGTAACTTTTTATCAGTTTGATACTTAACACTTAGTTTTACAGCCGCTTCAATTGCTTGCTCTGTAATTACAGTCTGGTGATAGTCCTCATAGTACTTCTTAATACCACGTAGAATATCTTTTGCTGTTTCGTTACTTGGTTCATCAACTGTTACACGTTGGAACCTACGCATTAATGCACGATCCTTTTCAAAGCTCTTGCGATATTCTTCCCATGTAGTTGATGCAACTACTTTTAAGTTGCCTTTAGCTAATGCAGGCTTTAACATGTTTGCTAAATCATTTGATTTTTCTTGTCCACCAGCGCCAGCACCTTGCATCATATGTGCTTCGTCGATAAACATTACAGTTTTGCCTTTCTTTTGTAGGCCTTTAAGAACTAGTTTTAGTCGTTCTTCAAAGTCTCCACGGTACTTACTACCTGCTAACATACTGCCAATGTCTAGATTGTATACTTCGTAATCTTTAAGGAACTCCGGTACATCATCGTTAACAATTTTGTATGCTAAACCTTCGGCGATTGCTGTTTTACCAACACCTGGATCACCTACAAGTAATACATTGTTCTTTGATCGGCGACCTAATGCTAGTGCAATACTATCTAGTTCTTCACTTCGACCAATAATTGGATCAATTTTATCTTTGTGTACTTCTTCATTAAGGTTAGTAGTAAACGAACGTAGTGCTTTAGCAGCAGCTCCGCTTAATTCTTCATCTTCAAAGTCTTCTTCTAACTCGGTAGAAACATAGTCAGCAAATCTGTCCTTAGTGATTCCGCCTTTTTCAATCCAATATGTTGCAACAGACTTTTTCTCACTTAGGATACTAATAAACACATCACTTAGATCAATGTTACTACGACCACTAAACAACACTTGTGTAAATGCTCTGTTTAATACACGTTCTACAGCCTGTGTCTTCTTAGGCTTCATAGGCTCAGTAGTTTTAATATCATCTAGTGCTGTTTTTAAATGATTCTCCAGATTACTTTTTAAGAAAGCAGGATCAGCACCGTAACCTTTGATTACATTTTCAAAATTTTCTTCGCATAACATTGCAAACAAAATATGCTCAACAGTAACATACTCGTGTGATAATTTTCTAGCATCGTTAATTGCTTTTTCAAATACTAGTTGTAGTTCTTTGCTTGGTTCAACCATTTATAGTTTTCCTAATTTTAGTTTGTTTCTTCTTTGCCATATCCAGTTTTAGTCTTGATACTCGATTTGTAAATTCTATTCCTTGTAGGTGATCGTATTCATGTAGAAAGCATCTAGCATCTAAATCATACAATTCCATTATACACTCTTTTGCACTAATGTCAAGAAATTTTACAACTAACCCTTTAGGTCTTGGAACTTTTAAAAATAAGTCTGGATGACTCAAACATCCTTCTGGCATTATCTCAGTATTAACACTAACTTTATCAATTATAGGATTAATTACTGTAAGTGGACTATTGTCTTCAAGTAAATGAGGCTTCATTACAAAGATTTGTCCGTTTAGTCCTACTTGGTTTGCACTTAGACCTATTCCACCTTCTTCGGCCATTAAGGCAATCATATTTTCTGATACTTCTTTAGCATCAAATTTATCAAAGTCGAATGGATCTACAACTTTTTGTAGCCAGGCATTTGGTGATTTAATTAGTTTCATTATTTCTTATATTCCTTATGCTTTCTAATACGTCTGGATCGTTTATTTTAGGTATAGTAGCATTTACTATTATGTATGCATTGCCCCTAGTACCGCTCTGTCTATCCGGTAATCCGTACTGTGCAATATTAAACCTTCCATTTGATTGAGTACCTGCCGGTACTGTTAAATTTAGTTGTCTTCCGTCTATTGTGTCTACTATTATACAGGTTCCTACAATTAAGTCAAGTGCATTTACTTTATATTCTCTATAAAGATGCATACCTTCCCTAACCCAGTGTTTATGTTTTACAATTTGTACTTTAACATGCAAGTCGCCTCGTTGCATATGTAATATGTCATCACCTAAACCACTGTATCTTATAACATCTCCGTCTCGTATTCCTGCTGGTATTTCTATATCAACTGTTTCTTTTTTACCACTTCGTAATGCATAACTAGCAAGAAGATTTTTTCCTTTAAGGACATCTTCAAGTTCTATTTTTGCTGCAATAGTAATATCTTTGTTACGCTTTGGGGGATTTTGAAAAGGATTGCCTTGTGCCCCGTTTCTAAACATATTACCAAACATGTCTTGTATGTCTACATTTACATTATCATAACCAAAGCCGCCTCTGTGTTGATTAAACTGTGGTTGTGGGTTATCGTATTGTTGACGTCTTTGCGGGTCGCTTAGTACTTCATATGCTTCTTTAATTTTGATAAATTCTTTATGGTCACCGCCCTTATCAGGATGATGTTTGCCCGCTAGTCTTCTAAATGCGGTTTTTATCTCTTTCTCAGAAGCTGATTTATGTAAGCCTAGTACAGAATAATGGTCCATACTAATACTTATTTTTTAGAGTACTACTTCTTACTAGTTCCGGTGTACAATCCAAACCATGCTGCACCAGCACCAACTACGATACTAATTAAACCTGATTGTTCCATTGTAGGAGAGCCTAGTTCCATATACCAAATTACACATTTGTATAGTAATATAATATAAACTGTTAAAAATAGTCTTGGGAAAATTCTCCAAGCATCGACGGCTTTAGCCATGTCAATAAGACTTTGATATTTGTTCTTAGAACTGTCTATTGTAGTTGTATCTACTTCAAGTTCAATGTTTACTTTTTTAGTTTGAGTGTCGCTCATTTCTTTTTCTTTCCCTCTAATTTAACAAGACGTGCTTCTAGCTCATCTATCTTTTTTGTTACGTGTGGATATTTTTTACGCCAAGCATTTGGATCATTTTGTAACCATGTCCAACCCCATCGTACTGCCAAGTACTCTAAAATGGAATCAAACTTTGTTACAGCCCATGTTGCCATTCTTGTATCTTTAAACCAGAACAAAAATCCTGCACCAAATAACGATCCCGCTAGTGCTGTGTAAATCCACAGGCGGTCATCCGCCATTCTTTCAATCATTTCCCACATAGTTTACCCTCTTTTGTTAACTATGTATATTTAGTAGAATTTACTTGGATTTATAGTCTGCAATAGCTGTTTTAATTGCGTCTTCTGCTAATACAGAACAATGTATTTTTACTGGGGGTAGGGCAAGTTCTGTAGCAAGTTGGGTGTTCTTTATTTCGCCTGCTTGATCTAAGGTCATTCCTTTAACCCATTCAGTAAGTAGACTGCTGCTTGCTATAGCACTACCACACCCATAGGTTTTAAATTTAGCATCAACAATGATGCCTTCCTCTACCTTAATTTGTAAACGCATAACGTCACCACAGGCAGGAGCTCCTACCATTCCAGTTCCGATATTGTCTGCAGGATCCCACTTACCAACATTACGAGGGTTTTCGTAATGGTCTAACACTTCTTTTGAATACGCCACGGCTGCGTCCTCTTTTAGTTTAGTGTATGTATTTATTCCATTATATGAACAAGCTAACTAGTAAAAGTAATGCTGTAATAGTGCCTAAGAATACTGATAGTACTCCAAGAGCAAATAGAATTATATTGAAAGGTGTAATTGCAACATCTTCAATACGACCTACACCTATTACTGTTTTAAGTACGGCTCTAAAGAATCCAATCATTGATAGCCATTACGCCGAACATCAATCCTAACGCCATTACTTGTATAATTGTTGGTATAACAACAAACATAACTAACGGGTTATAATCCATCTTCATCCAGTAATCAGTTTCGTGCCATTCTTTTACTTGAGCTGCTGTTGCTTCTTTATATTTCATATCCTAATACTTCATTGAAGCAGCCATTATTAAAAATGGTAGTGCTATCGGAAAGGTTGCTAGGAATGTTGCTTGTACTATATCGCAAAATATGCATACTCGCTCGTCTTCTTTTAGTTTTAAAATCATCTGTGTCATTGTGTGTTTTTCCATCTATATGTGTGTGTTTACTCCCAACAAAGAAAACATAAAAATAGTCGCAAGTCCGCTTACTTCGAGTGCGTCTCGAAAAGATTCTATGTTAATTTTCGGAGGTTTCATTCTTTAAAAAAATATTATAACTTACAAACCTTTGTAAGTCAACCATATTTATCTAAATGTCAAAAAAACGTGTTACTTTCGGTAACGGGGGTATCTTTCTTGAAATTTGTTTGCTTTACGTTGCCAAGAACATTCTAACCAACGGCCTAGTAGATCACTAAGCCATTCGATCATACTATGTGATCCTGTCGTGACCTTTTGGCTGTACGAACTTTGCCGCTGATTGGACTAGTGAAAGGTACTTCTGCAAGTCCTTTAGTTCCACCTGCTTTGCTATATAATAAATCAAACAAGCAATATGTTAATGCGACAAAACTAGTTAGGGCTATAAACAAGATAAATGTAATGCCAAGTATCTCTAACATGTGTGACCTCTACGAACAAGTTCTCTTTTTACTTTAACTTTTATTTTAGGCATTGCATTACTGTTTTCTAAGTAGTCTAATAGTTCTTGCTTTGGTGTAGATTTTAAATAAAAGTGTTCTACCTTATTTCTTCCAGTATTCTTGTCTCTTACTGTGTGTGATGGTTTAAATTTTGCTGGCACTATTCAGGCCCTCCGTTATGTTTGCGTTTTGATTTTTTTTCGTCCCAATCTTTTAAGGCTTGTTTAATACTGTCTTCTGCTAATACACTACAATGTAACTTAATAGGTGGTAATTCCAGTGCTTCGGCTATGTCTTTATCTTTTATTTCTAATGCTTCAGACATTGTAAGACCAGTAAGCATTTCAACAAACATTGTTGAACTTGCTATAGCACTGCCACAGCCGTATGTTTTAAACTTCACATCTAGTATAGTATCAGTGTCAGGATCTACTTTAAGATCAAGTTTCATGACATCGCCACACGCTGGTGCTCCTGTCATTCCTGTTGCTATATTGGGATCTTTTGGATCAAAGCGACCAACGCCATGCTTTGCTGGATTGTTTAGAACGTCTTCGAAACGATCTACTACTTTTTGTGAATATGCCATAAGTTTTTAGTTATTATTTTAATAGTATAACAAAACTATTCTTGTTTGTCAACCTCTTGAGTTTCACTTTCGTAATACTCTTTGTAAGCATCTATAATTTTATTTTGTTTAATCATATATGCACGTATCTGTGCATAGTTTTTTCTAAAGTTCTCGTAGTCTTCATCTGTTAATCCTATTATAACAGGATCAATGTTTTTGCTTTCTAAGTCTGTAAATACTTCTTCAGCATTTTCTCTGTTTATTATAATCCAACGAACTTGTTCTAGTTCTGCAGGTTCAGGTAATGGCAAAGCAAGAGGTCGTCGTTCTACTTCAGTCTTAAAAACTTCTAACGGCTGTATTGTGCTGCAACTAGTAAGTAACGTAGTTAGGATTAGCAAGCTCAGGACAAACAGTATTGATCTTTGACTTCTTTGTAGCATTTATTTCCTCTTCGGTTAACTCAGCACCTTGTATAATTTCAAAACAACGTCTTTCGTTAACTTCATCTTTATTTAATATTCTTTCTATAGACTTTGGCCTTGATGTTGACAATGCACCAATGTCTCTTCTTTCGCCGGAAGCATTTAGTTTGTTAAATTTTTCATTTAAGTTTCTATTTGCTGTCTCTAACATTCTATTTGTGTCTTCGAGGTTATTACGTATTTGTATAATATCCTCAAAGTCTGATGCCTGTTGTGCTATTACGGCTTTTTGTTCTCCAACAGCATCTTCTAATTTAATAATATTGCCTTTGGCGGTATCTAAGTCTTTTTGTAATGCTTTAACATACAAAAAGCCTCCACCTGCGGCACTTATTATTACTAGTATTAATGCTAGTTTAAGAGAATTAAACATTCACATGTTTTCCTACAACGTTTATTAACTCACCAACAGTTCCTATATCAAATGTGTCTTCTTCAGGAATGTTAATATCTAATTTTTTGCTGATTTGTACAACAACATCAACTATATCTATCTCATCTCCGTCTAAATGGTCTAGAAAGTGAGTGTTAGGAGTAAACTCTTTGTCATCTCCAAAATGTCCTTTTAGTACTTCCATAATATCATCTACATACATAATTTATTATCCTAATAGTTCTCCGAGTGTTGCAGGACCAGCAATACCATCTGCTGTTAATCCTTTACTTACTTGCCACTCTTTTAATTTACGCTCAGTACCAGGACCAAATATCCCGTCTGCGCCTATACCTAATGCTTCTTGCATCATTTTAACGCCTTCGCCACGGCAACCTTTACGTAGTACACCAATGTCATCTACATCAAAGTCGTCATCACCTGCGTCTTCTGCTAGTGTTACAGGACTGCCTAATACTTCCATTGCTTTAGTATAACGTAATTGACGATCAGCAAGACCGATGTTACCACCGTTAATCTTTTTAGTCATCTTAGTTACGTTATCGGTGTCTGCAATAGTGTTTAGTTTGTTTGCGTCCCAGAACCAACATGCTGACTCTACAGCACCCTTAGGTGTTGCAACATATATTGCTGCTTCTTCTGCTGTAATGTTAATACTTGCACCAAAACGTGTATAGTTTTCACGTCCGGTTAATTGCTTTAGTCCACGGCCACGGAATAACCAACCGTCACCTTCTTTTATATTACCCATTTTATACTTACGGAACTCATCTTGGTAGACATAGTTTGCAATTTTTTCTGGATTACGTGCATACTCTGCTGCATTACGTTTATGTGGTGCTGAGCCAAAGTAACGTCCAAATACAGCGTTAAGTGCTTTTTCACTATAGTTTAAGTTTTCTTGTAAGCTACGAAAATTGTTTGACTCATGGGCGCATTGACTAAGAAAGTGTGCAACTCGTCTTTTTGTGTTTATATCGTACTTAGGCATAATAGCAACTAGTGCTTCAAACCACGCCTCGACATCTTTATTACCCGGAATGATTTTTCCAAGTTGTTCTTTAGTGAATTCAAAATCCATAATACTTTCCTGTTTTGTGCTACGTTTGATTAGTGTTGTAGTCTTTCCACAACTAATGTGGATCCGTTATTATCAAGTGAAAACTTATTACCAAATTTTGTAATATTGTAATCACCAAGATATTTACTTAAAAAAATGACTTCTGCAAAGTCATTCGTGTTTACACGTTCAGTGATGTTTTGGATTGTTTCAAGTGTATCGCCGAAGTCGATAACTTTGAATTGTACAGGGTCTGCATAGACCTTTCTGACCGTTAGTACATCACCGGTCATATATGTTTCTTCTAAGTAACTTTTGTTAAAAAAGTTTTTATAATTATTTAAACTTGCTTCAGCAATACCGATATCATAATCGTTGCTGTCTAATGGAATTTCTTCTGACAACGCATCTTGTGTTAAGTCTTTTGATTTAAAATCTTTGTAATATCTATATTTTAAAGATTCACAATCAGCAAGTTTACATACGCCATCTGCAATTTCCATAATTTGATCTGGTACATGTTTATTACGTTCTATTTCAACAAATACTTTGTATGTACCGTCTGACTGTTCGCCGGCAGTTGCATCAGCATCAAGTACAAAGTCGTAGCCTTTTTCTAAAAAGTTTTCTAAGTCTTTAGCGGCTTCTCTTTCCCTTACACTAAATGCTAGTGTAACGATATCCTTGTCATCGCCCATTTTACTTTTGAAACTATCAATTTCAAAAATGTCATAGACCATGTTCTTTAAGTCAGATGCTCGTAATCCCATTATTCTAACTCTCCTCCGGCTACATCAGCTTCTACGTCAGCTTGTTGCGGTTCTTGTTGTGCTTGTGTTTCGGCAGCATTTGCAGGTTGAGTAATAGTTTCTTTATATCCACCGTATATGTCTGCTAGTAAGCTCTTAGGCATTTCAATATTTACTACCCAAATAGGCTTTCTATCTAATTTGCCCTTTTTAGTACCTGGGCGCATATCATCTGGCTTTGCTATTTTGCGGGGAACAATTATATCATCTTTTTTATACGATACTTTACAGTCATAGTCTACTAAACGCTTGCCGCCCATTGGATCAGGCATGTTACCTCTGTCCCACATAAAGGAACAAGTAACTAAATGTCTTCCTATATCAGGACCTTGGAGTAATTCTCCATCTTCCCAATTTTTATATACATATAGATCAAGTTCATCAAGCACTCTTTCGAAGTCTTTTAAGACTTGGAATGCTGTATCACTATTATATATGTTTTCTACATTTTTTATTATATCAAGTGTGTCTTGCATTTTATAGTTCTCCGCTATACTTATTTATCAGACTTGAATTCATAACAGACAGTTTTTCTCTTTGCACCAAATGGTAAATACTTTTGTAGAACATACTTTCTACACCACAATTCCATAGGAGGAAACTTAATGGGAGCAAAGAGGAAACAGCGTAATAACGCAAATCCAAACTTTCAAAATGTCGTAGACATTAACATTCACAAAAAACCACAAAAGCAAATACAAATATTACCTAGAAATAGAAATCAAGAAGCATACGTGTTAAAACTGCTAGATCCTACAAAAGACATAGTCTTTGGCGTCGGTCCAGCGGGAACAGGCAAAACTCTTTTGGCTGTGCAAGTTGCTGTAAAACTATTTAAAGATGGTGTAATAGATAAAATCATCGTTACGAGACCAGCGGTTTCGGCAGACGAAGATTTAGGTTTTTTACCTGGTACATTAGAACAAAAAATGGCACCATGGACAAGGCCTATATTTGACGTATTACGGGACTACTTTAGTGCTAAGGAAATCGAAGGAATGATCGAAGAACAGATCATAGAAATCGCTCCATTAGCATTTATGAGAGGCCGTACATTTAAAAGGAGTTTTATATTAGCTGACGAAATGCAGAATACTACCCATAATCAAATGAAAATGTTACTTACGAGACTAGGCGAAGGATCAATGATGGCTGTAACAGGCGACTTGGCACAAGCAGATAGGCTAAAGGACAACGGTTTATTAAATTTTATGAAACTGTTAGAATCGAGTAACGTATCTTATTTGGACATAGTCCAGTTCGAACAGGGAGACATTGAACGACATAAGGCTGTTAAGGAAGTCCTCCAAATATATGGAGACGAATAACCTTTAACGAATAAGGGGAGCATTATGCTCCCTTTATTTGTATTAGTAAGTATTCATTCTTAGTAAAGATACATTCCCAACTAGGCCCTTTTATAGGGGGTCTTCCATTGTTGTCATAGAATGTATGTCTAATATAATAGTTAGACAACCATATACGTTTGCCACTATTAGATATAGTAGGCGACCACGCAAATTTCTTTACATATTTAAATTGGTCTGGAAGAACTTTGCCGTAGTAACTGTGCCCTAGCACAAGTCCTCAGCTAACGGAAATATCTCAGCAATAACTTTTGCACATGCTTTTGCGACATCCATATGTTCCTTTTGTGTACCATTTGCACTACGTAATTCAATATAATGTATCCAACTACGCAATGTACCGTTCATATACAGTCTTGTTTTAGTAAGACCTTCGGGTAATACTTTACGTGCTACTTCTTTAGCAATGCCATTAGCAATAGCCCAATCATATGCTTTACCTGCAGTATAACATACATCCTGTTGCATTTCTTCCCACTTAACAACCAGCTCAGCCATGCCTTCTTCAGACATATCTACTTCAATTGAGTTTTGTCTGTTTTTATTATCCTGTAAACGTGCTTCACTTGTGATAAACACTTCACCCATTTCGCCTGGTTCAGCATAACGTTGACTAAACTCTTGGAATGCAAAACTACGATGCCGCACAATTTGATGTGCAATGTCTCTTGTAGTTTCAATTTCGATAACAGCGTTAACCATCTCAAGTGGTGACCAATGTGCATGTTTAATCAAATACTTAATCAAGCGTTCGCTTGTTTCTGTATTAATCTGTGCGGCAGGGTTTGATACCTTTGCACAAAATGCAATTAGTTCTTGTAGGTCTGTTAAACCTTCTGCTTCGAATTCAGGTGCTGCTTTGCTGTAACTTACTAGTTTAGCCATTGTTAGTTAGGTCCTCTCCATTGCGGCCACGGTCTCTATTGCCGTCACCATTAAGCTCTGTTAAATCTTGTTGTTTTACCTTTTGATCTTTTTTACCAAAAATTTTGTCGTAGTTGTCTCGATACTTTTCTGTAGAAGTCCTACTTCGTAGTTCATCTCCAGTTATCTCATTCCGTGTAGTCATAGTTTTTCTCTCGTTTTTTCGGCAACTTTGAGCTCGTACATTTCTTCCCAATACTCAAAGTCTTTTTTTGGTAAACGGCTTCCGCAGTCTTCCAAAATTTGTTTCTTGCGACTTAAATCAGCGCCGCCCTTCCATTCAAACTTTTCTTCCATTGTGCGACCACAAGCAGGACAAAATTCTCCGTTGTTATCACACTCAGATATACATGGTGATATCACGTTATATCCTTAATTGGTATAATACCAAATGTTTCGTACTTGTTAGGTAAGCCCGAAAACTCTTTATGGTCTGCTAGTGGGTCTATTTGATCAACAATATTAACATTCCAGTCAGAAACTCGCCTATTAATCTCATCCCACTTTTCTCGTGTCTCTGGCTGTAGTTCGTAGTCTGCTACAATAGCATCTTCAGGACATTCAGGAACACATACACCGCAATCAATACACTCGTCTGGATTAATTGCTAGAAAGTTGTCTGCTTCATAAAAACAATCAACTGGGCAAACACTTACACAGTCTGTATGTTTACATTTAATGCAATTGTCAGTTACAAGATAAGTCATTTATTTACATCATTATTGAATATATTATTGCAAACGCAAGTAACGCAGATGCTATATAACCTGCCTTTGACATTTGTTTCATTTTCTTTTTGCCTGCTATTAAGCCTAATGCTTTTAAGTCTTTTTTCATAATTGTCCTAGTCTGATTAGCGTTGCCGCTAAATTAATTTCTGGATCAACCACTAGTGTGTGATCAACCAGCCCTTGTTTAATAGTTAGTACAGCTTGATCCTGTTGTTCCTCTGATCCGAACAGCTCAATGTTGTCATACAGCCAACGATAAATTTCTTCCATCTCTTCTGGACGAACTGCACCACAAAGCATTTTACGTGCTTCTGCAATTTTACCTGCTTTAAACAGTTCGACCATATCTAGTTTCCAGTCAGCTTCGCCTGTATCACCTTCATTGGGCTTTAATAAACTGTTGTCCTGTACATTCATTTGTACAGTATTAATACATTTACGCAAGTCTGGATATGTTGCTTTTACGTAGGTATCGAGCGTATCCAAATCAGGAGTAACACCTTCGGTAATAAGTATTTCAGCAACTCTAGCTGTAAACTCAGTTTGGTCAATTTTAGCAATGTGGAAACCTTGACACCTACTATGCAAAGCGGGAATAACACGATTTGGATAGTTACAAGTAAGAATGAAACGAGAAGTAGTATGATACTCTTCCATAACACCACGCAACGCCGCTTGAGCGTTTGGGCTAAGATAGTCTGCCTCATCTAGTAACACAACCTTAAAGTCCCCAAATGGGATCATTTGTACAAAGTTTACAATTTTATCACGCACATCATCTACTGAGTTTGTTCGCGATGCGTTTATTTCAAGAATATCTAAATCTTGTATTTCTAATTCATTAAACAATAATTTTGCAAGTGTTGTTTTACCAATACCTGCATTACCACTAAACAGCAAATGCGGAATAGTTTTTTCTTTAATCCATGTATTTACTTGATTACGCTGTGCGTCATCTCTAAACACATAACCATTAACTGTTTTCGGACGATACTTTTCAACCCATAGTTCCTTCATTGTTGTTCTTCCTCTTTCTTTGTTGGCTTCCTACCATAGAAGCCACCTTTGAACACAATGTTTTCAGTAGTTGCCATAGGTTCACAATGTGTAATTTTACCGCCTTTATCTAGATACTCTTGTAATTCTTCTTGCGTCATACCGCCGTCTTTTGATTGTTGTCCCATCATCGCTGAACTCCTAGTTCTTTATATGCTAATTGAACGCCTCTTGCTTGAAAATATGCATCAGCAAGGGCATTGTGTAAGTTTTCCTGCCCAAGTACTTTACGTGGATCTGTTTTACAGCAAGTAAACAGTGTACGACTGTCTTTAATTTGCCAAAACTGCCATGGAATAGGCATACCGATCATTCTATACATATCTTCAAGTATAGTTATATCAAAGCCGTACCCTTGACCCCAAATTGTGTCTACACCAACAGCCCACTTTCTAAGTTGTGTTAGTGCATCTTCAACACTGATAGCACCTGTTTGATCAAATGCTTCTTCCATTGCCTTAGGATCTTGTTTACTCCACCATTCAATAGTGCTGTCGCTTGTAGTACGTCCTAAACGATCTTGATCGTCTACGCAAATTTTAAAGTATAGCTCTGAGTGAGGTTCACTTGAATCTAAAGGGTTAAACTTAATTGCACCTAAACTCAATACAGTACAACTAGGACGAGTATCCAGTGTTTCTAAGTCGATCATGCCATGTGTAGCCATTTAACTTCTCCTGTTTTCTTGTCCGATGCCGGAAATAATTAATAGTATGTACAAAATGGGCCAACCCCATCCTGTTAAATACCCTGTTAGATGCAAAGTCATTAGAACTACACCGGTTACACCAGTAGTACCAACGCCTGAGCTTTGATTAGGAATACGCATATTTTGTCCTTGTATACATTATAGCTTATATTATAACGTATACAAGAACATATGTCAAGTATTATTTTAAATAAAGTTTGAAAGTTTTGGGGCTTGCCAACCTTCTGGTTTTAGCACTTTCCCGTCTTCTCGTTTGATAACTTTGCCTGTAGTTGGATCAATTTTAGCAAAGTTTGTGTCCATTACTTCTTCCCAAGCAGCTTGGCCTTTAAAGCCACCTGCTCGAACGGCGCCTATTGTAACAACTAAGATGTCAATTAGTGCATCTAACTGTTCAATCCTGTCGTTCTCTGTAATGGCTTCTTCTAGTTCGCCTACTTCTTCTCGAATTAAATCAAGATACATATTGTAGTTTGCTTCACTTGGCTCTTGATCGCAAGCCGTTGCGAATTTATTGATGTCTTCAAATACGTCTGTCATGTTGCCTCTTATGCGTTAGGGTTAATAAAAGATCCTGGGTCAATAGTTGCAATATCACCATCACCGTGTTCTGCACCTATACGTAGATCTTTTGGTTTATCATTAGAATACGCTAATATTCCAGTTTCGTCTACCATGTGGAATGTTATTTCACCATCATGTTCAGTATCAACTTTTAGACCACGTGTCCAACGACCGTGTTCAATCAGTATCCACTCTCCTACTTTATAGTCATCTATATTTTTAGGACCTTTGGAGTATACTTTACCCCAACGTGGATAGATACCTCTTTCTTTGCCGTCATCACCGGCAATAATTAAACCACTTTCAGTTACTTGTTCACCAAACTCTACGTCAGTTACAAGTACACGTTTACCAATAGCACGTGGTGTGCCTTTGATCGCATTTATGTTCTTAGCCATTAGTCACCTTTTTGTACAAAGTTGCCGTCGTCGTCTTCTACCCAACCATCGTCCATATCGTCGAACTCTTTTAATTCGGTTTCAGATGCTTTTACTTCTTCAACTTTCTGTTGAGCTCTTGTAGTTGTTTTTGACTTTACAGCCTTTTGTGCTACAGGTGCTTCTTCAGAAACAACGTCAGATACAGATACAGCTGGTTCTTCAGCTACTGGCATAGATCCTTTGTAATAGTCTTTAATTACTTGTTCACGTTTACGAACAATTCTACCACCAGGGCCTAGCTCATCGCCACGTGCATTTACACGAGCATTGCCTACCGCTGGAGTAAGTTCATTCTTTTTACGCAACAAATCCATGTCAACTTGTTTGCCTTGCATTGTTGTATAGGTCTTTTGACCTTTTTGTCTCATTGCCATAATACTTCTCCTATATTATATACGTATTTATCTAAGGAACTCTCGCCAATCCAGGTCATATTGGATTGAATTAATTTTGTGTACACCTATCAAGTATAACACATATGATGCTACAGAGCTACCTCTACCTACGCCCCATACAATGTTGTGTTCACGCATGTAGTCTACAAGATAGATCATATAACGTAGTAAATCTTTCATGCCGCGTTCTCTAAAAGCATCTAATTCTTCCCATATACGATCTTGTACGTGTTGTGGGCAGGGTGTTTCTGCTTTGCCTAGTACATATTCATATACATTAATGTCTTTGTATTCATCAGGCATAAACCATTCACTTTGACATACACCGTCAAACGTCTTTTCGTCTACATCTAATGGAATATACTTTTGTAGTTTGTTAATACCTTGTTCTTCACATACATTATTAAACTGATCTACATCATCGTTTTTGTCGCAAAGAACTACATGAACTTTATCTGCGTTACCAGAATATATCATGTCAATTAAGTCTCGATTAGAGAATCGTGGAATACCTAAGTTATCTGTTTTCATTAGCATACAGTTATTTTAACTGATATTGATTAAATTGTCAAGTCCTTTTTCCGAATCATCATTAGTTTTTTGCATTGCCTTTGCACTACGCACATGCATTTCTTCTGCATACATATTCATGATAACTGAAATTTGTTCTTGGACGGAAGGGTTTCTCGTTTGCCAGTATTTTCTTTTTAAATCAAATAGTTTTTCTTCTACTTCTGAATCTTTCAATAAAGAGAAGTCATCAACCAAAGGGTTAAACATTAACTAAATGTTCCTATGACTTTAGCATAGATGTTTGTTCCGCCATCGTGTGTCCAAAATTCATAAATTTCTTTATTACTTGTTACTGTTGCTACTACACCAGTTGCTGTTGTTGATGCCCAAGAGTCAGTAGATATTTTCTTAAACTGTGCTGTATTTTCACCATTAAATGTAATAGCTCTACTAGTACCGCCATCACTTGAAATTTCAACAACCATTCTAGCATACCCTGCATCTGGCCAATCTGCAAGAGTAAGTGTTAGGTCGCCTGTTACTACACCTGTTTGATATACACCATTCAAGTAACTTATGTTCTGTAATGTGTTAATAGTACCGTTAGCACTTACGCCTTCGGCACAATCTTTTAGTAATGCATTAGTAATTTCGTTTCCGCCGAAATCGTTATCAAGTCCATCTTGACTTATAAGTGCATTTTTTAAGATTGCACTATTTTGCAACTCTGTAAGTTCTGCTTTCGCCGCTACAAAGTTTGATTTAATTATGTTAAAGTTATCTCTAAACCCTTGACTATCATTATCGATACCCGCTACTGGATATGTGTCGTCAATTGTTGTGTCTACTATATTACTGGCCATTGTTTTCTCCTGGTATATTATTTATCTAGTATTATACATTAAAAATATAATTTGGAAAGACTATATATCTTTCATCTTGTATTCCTGTTGCACTATCAACAACATATCTGTCTACATCAAAGTTTATTCTTTTAAAATCAAACTCTCCGTTTGTAAGTGCGTTTTTCACATTTTGTTGAACCTTTTTAGATTCACCTTCTTTACAGTATGCTAACGGAATTGCTGTTACATAGTCAATTTCGCTTATACTTCCGTCTTGTCCTGTACGCATCCAAAGCGGCAAATACTCTCTTTGACTTTTACCAATGCTTTCCAACTGTTCTCTCATATTAGTTGTGTTACTAATATACATGTGTAGTTCATTTGCGTTGTTAATAGTTACCGCATTACTATCTGATTTTACAGTGTTTTGATTTTGGTTTCTATATCTGTTTCTTAGTGGTTCACTGTCACTTATATCTACATCGATATAAATTTCTGATCCGTCACGTAAGGTTACATCTATATCTGCGTTATCAATATTTTGTATTGTTTCGCCTTGGCGTGTTCCTACTGTAAATCCTTGGCCTTGATCGAGTACTACTTCCATATCTCTAAAACGTCCGTCAACAGTAGCAATATCAAACCCACTGTCCTGTGCTGTTACATCGTCCATTACTTCTAATGATACAGAATCTGCTGTAAGATTAGGCTGTGGTATATTTGCAAAGCTATTTGCAACTTTTCCTTTTTTACTTTCACGAGGGTCAATTACTTCTAGGTATACTATTTCATATACAACATCGTTTGATCCAGGATCTTTAGCAACGGCTGTTTTTACATCGCCAATTTTATAATTTCTACGTTTATGATTCTTTGCTGTAGCAGCTACATACTCGTCTATATTTTTAGTTTCAATTCCTGCATATGCTAACATATTAACTCTAGTTTGTATACCGTAGTTAGGATCGCTTGCTCTGTATATTGAAGTAGTTGGAAATATATCCGGATTGCTTACAAAGCGTTTAAATTCTTTTCTTATAACAGGTTCAAGCATAGGTCTAATATACAAATTACTGTATAATGTATCGTCTTGATCAATTATATCAATAGTGAAATCTCTTTCAATTGCACTATAACCAAATCTATCTTCTGCTTTAATTTTTATAGTATATTTTCTATCAACTGAAGTTGTACTAGCATCTAGACTAAAGTCAGCATTATCAAATGTAGTTAATCCTAAACTTTGCAAAGTACCAAACTGTGTAACTTTGCCTATTATTTCGCCTGTGTAAGCTAATCTAAGCCCGTTTGGCAAGCTCCCAGACACAATGGTATATATTAGTCTAGTATCTGGAACATTAGTTGTAGCAGTTACACGTTTTGTGCTATTAAAGTTTGCTGTAATACTTCCTAAGTCTGCAGGAGTAGTCCAATTTAACTCACTGTCAACTTCGCCTAATATTCTTATTGTAAATGTCTTAGGCTTGCTTGGATTGTTTACATCTGCATTAGCATATGTAATTAATTCTTTTTCAAAAAATCCATCGCCGTATAATGCTAGGCTTACTGTTTGACCAGTTACAAAACTTCTACCAGGTTCTAACGGTTTATTAAAATATACTAGATCTTTGTTATTATCAAGTAATGTAAATTTTACATCAGCGCCTGTGAATATCTGTTTCATTCTTGATTCTTTTGTAAGAGCATTATCAGGTGCCCAAAAAGTTATACTGCCTGCTGTAGCGCCAGCATCAACAAACACAGGTAATTCATTACCCTCAAATATTCTAATAACAGATTGTGATAACGTTTCACTTGCACCAAATGCTAGTGGTGTTGTACCGCCTGCTTCAAAGTTTAATACAATACTTGCTGTATCACTATCAACTTGCCATTTCTTATAACCGTACACACTTTGTATTGTGTATGTTTCCGGAGTAGCACTTTGATTGTCGTAAACAAGTTTCTTATCTTTCCACTGACTTCTTTCAAACTCATTTAACTTTTCTACAAAAATAGATTGTGCGTTTGCTACACTATCTAGTGCAAGTGTAAAACTTAAAAACGGTCTTAAACTTTCTGTTAATGTAATTTCATCAAATTCTTCATCTGAGCCGTCGACTGATTCTACAGTATATGGTCTGCCATTAAGTACTATAACTTGATTTTGTAAATCGTTTAAATCATCAATGCCGTCATTAAGTGTTATACCGTCTTGTACATTTAGAGGAAGTTTGTATACTTTAAATGTACGTTTACCAGATAATGTGTCTTCGTAGAATGTTCCTGTAATAACAGCATAATCCAAGTCGTTTGTATAACGTGTTGCTCTTACTGTAAATTTGTAATCTTTAAAACTTTGAGGTTGATAAGGTATTGTACCTGTTAGCTCGCCACTTAATGTATCTAGTTTTAATCCTGGTGGTAAAATACTTTCTGAGTTGTCGTTATTAAGTTCGTCTAAACTATATAAAAGATTTCCCTGTAATGTATCCGAGTTATAAACATCAAGATATACTGTAGTGTTGTTATTTGATTTTTTATATCCAAGGTTTCCGGGTGTAAGCCATTTAGGATCGCGTATATTAGTATTGTCGGCTTTAAACACACCGTTCGAAACCTTCATAATACTGTTGTCTGCTCTTAGATAGTCGTCTCCTACAACATAAATTTTGAATGTTCTTTTTGGTGGTGTGCTAGTTACTCCGTCATTAATTGTAACTTTAAATTCGTAGTACCTATTTAACTTTTTAGGTATTTGCGGGTCTGATTGTGTGTCGTAACGTACATTGTCGTAAAAGTAACTGTCAAAGCCTCTGTCTGCTTTTATTGAAAAGTCACTTGGGTATGCATCGTATGGACTAGTATCAAATCCGCCTTTTTCCGCTTCTCTATCTAATGCAAGTAAAGGTTCTATAACACCTTGTATTTTTCCTGTACTTGTAAGAGTTAGACCTGGCGGTAGGGTGCCCTCCCCTGGAACTATATAATATTCTATTGTTTGCCCTGTTGATGTATCTGCATCTATGGCTAAAAATTGGTAATCAATAATTTGATTATCTAATACAAATAGAGTTTCGTTTTGGCCCATGGGTAACAATCCTGGCTGTGTTATCCATATAGGCTCGTCTGGGCCTGTAACTTCTATTGTGTAAGTTCTATCTTCTGTAACATCGCCTAATTTTGCACGTAATACAAATTTAAATATTTTTACAATTTCAACCTCAAACGCTGTGCCTTTAATTTCAACACCGTCCAGTCTTAGACCACGTGGTAATTTTCCTGCTAACAATGTAACAGTCGCACTAGAGTCCACAGGTAATATAAAATCTCCTGTTTCTAATTTAACTCTTTCTACAAGTGTTCTTAGTTTGTAGTTGTTTGGTTGTGTCCAGATACTTGCCATATAATAAATCCTTTCAGCGCAACTTTACAATGTAGGTAATAGCCCGTCATCCGTATTTAATGTAGTTGGCCCAGTTAGAGTACCGTAATCGGCATCGACTAAACTTTTAAAGAAGTCAACAAAGTTATTGTTATTCTCTATAATTTCACCAAAGTCTAAATTAACATATAAATCATTTAGTGTACGAATGTCTACTCCCCATACATTACTAAGTATGTTATTACTTTGTATTACACCTGCGTTAAGAATTGCAAAGTTATTAGCCTGAAGATTTGCTGTAAGTGTAGGAGCTGTGTCACTTGCTAACGTTGCGTTACCTGCAATAGTAACAGTGCCAGAAGCATCATCTGCTGTAGTTGTTATTCCGCCTGAGCCGTTTATTCTCAACGTGCCTCTTGCTGGAATAGTTGCTGTTCCTGTATCAGCAACTATAGGTGTAGCTGCAAGCCCTGCATCAACTGTTAAAACAATTTCATCAGGGTTATTAGTAACAACAACATCGTTACTGCCTACAAGTGTTTTATACTCTAAGTTATAACCAGTGCGTTGTTTAAATACACCTGCACCTGTTCCTAGGTTTAACCCTTCGGTTTTATCATCAATACGTAAATCAAGGTCCTCTAAACTTTGATTAATTTTGATAAATGCTTCACGCAGGTCATCTCCTGTCCCGTCATTTGCAATTCTACCTATGTTTACTAGTTGTACAGCCATTGTTTGTTTCCTATTGTATATATGTATTTATCAAAGCTGATAAATATGTATACAAGGAGTAATATATGCCAAGACCATCATTTAAGAACATCGGACTACGTAGAGATTTAAATTTGTCTGATTTGCAAAGCAAAGACCAGGCACTTAATAATGTTTTAAATAACCTAGTAGTTGGGTCTGATAACAAGTCGTTTAGTGGTGGAGATTTAGATGCTATTAAAGGCATAAGCAACAGTACAGTAATTAACAGAGATATTGGTCTTATGGCAGGTCTTGCTGTTAAGAATACTGTATTAGAAGATGGTGAGCTTGTAGACAGGGTTGCAACTCCTATAATTACAGTAAAAAACCAATTAGATACTATTATTGCAACTACTAATGATCCACCGTTCTTTAACGGAGGCGACGGGTTAATTGCAACATTTTATGATGTTGTTCAAATTGCTACTAACTTATCAAAGAACACAACAGGCATAACACTTATTGCATCAGGTGAAGCGCCACAAGTAACTAAGCCTTTTTGGAACAATGGTGTATTTGAATTTAGTAATAAACTAGATGATACACTAGGCGGAGCAAATGGCCTTATTCAATGGCAGGGGTTTTATGTTCCAGATTCTAGTGGCCCTAGCACATTTAGTTTTGAAACTACTGGTCTTGTTATGTTTGAAGTAGCAGACGAATTTGGTGACCTACAAGTTGTACAGAATACATTTGCTGAAGAACGCCCGATAGAACATAAGAGTGCAATGGTTAATGAACTTAGTGTAACTGTAGACGCTATTGATGCTAGGACAGTAATCATAGGCGACCAAGTTACTGCAGCTGAAGATGCTTTTGGTAATGCAATACTTGCTAGTGAAATTAGTGCAGGCTTATTTGTTGATGGAGTAGGTAAAACTTCTATTACATTAAATCAAAGTATAACTGTGCCTGATGAAGCGATACTTACATATAGTATTGCTAATAAAATTGGTAGTGATGCATTTAGATTTTCACACACAGAACCAACATTAGAAAAGTATGTTCCGCTTGAAATAAGATTGTCATACTGGTATTCCGAGGAAGATACTAATTACTTTAACAAATACATAGATGCTAATTTAACTACAAATATTAAAGACAGTGGCAATTGGCCATATTGGTATTTGTACCAAACAGAACCTGCTGAATTTGATGAAGACAGTTTTAAAGGATTTTATGATAATCGACTGTTAACTGGTGGCGGAGAAATTGGACCACTTGATGTTAACTTTAGTACTCAGTATGCAAAATGGTTAAGCATATCTCCTTTAACAGTTACATATGCTCCACCTTTAAGATTTGCCAATGCGTTACGTGCTGAATACACATATAATCTAGTACAAGATAGTAATATCTGTAGTACAACAGCAACAAGTCCGTATACTGATAATATTGAAATTGGTAATAAAATTATTACTCCGGCGTTTATAAACGGGGCCGAAGTTACAGATATTTCACGTAATAATATTGTTATCATAAATGACACAGCAAGTGGTGATGCTACTATTGCTGTAAAGTTTTTAGATCATAGAGGGTTTTTAGGTACACAAGCAGCTACGTCTAGCGGCAATGATGTAACAATCGATACTACTGACGGACTTAAAGTAGGAACAGTTGTTGTTTGTGAAAACAACCCAGCTGGCACAGATTACATACGTGTAACAAGTATATCAAGTATTAGAACTTTTACAACTAATATTGCATTAAATTTAACAGGATTAGAGGAAGTATTCTTCTATAGCGATAAAGGGTTAAACAATAATAGTTTAAACAATTTTTGTATTGGAACATTAGGTAGAGAAATTGCTACAACAGCATCTCCAGGAGATACACAGTTAGTTCTTAATGATGTTACCGGCTTTGGTCTTAATAATGTTATACAAAGTAGTCCTTACTTAGCTGATATTGATCCAGACGATACTAGCACACTTACTAGAATCATTGCTATTGATGCTAATACAAACACTATTACAATTAACAAGCCTGTAGAAGCAGGTGATGATATGGTTGCTGGTACTACTGTTGTTATTTGTCCTACTGATACTACGCAAAATAAAGAAGCATGTGTTATACCACTTAATACAGCACCACCGTTTGTGGGCACCTTAGAAGGTCTTAGAACAACGGACGGCTTAGGTGCTACTGTTGGACTTCAAATGACTAACGCTAACAGCATACTTAAAGTTAGAGACTTTGTTGCAGAAAATGCAACAGCAACAGAGCTTAGTTTAGGGGACGCATTAGCGTATGATAGGACAATACCTATTACGTTTAATGGAACAGTGTATAGGGCACTAGCATCAACTAGTTAAGCATAAGAAGTAATCAATACCGTCTATTTTTACTTTTGCCTTGTGAGTGAATGTAACATTGTTTACATTTCCACTTTCATTAATTGGCGCTACGCCATTAATAAGTATTCCGTTATTTAATTTTAAATCACCAGTTTGTGCTGTTATAGCACCCGTAGACAATTGAGTGTTTACACCTGTACCTGTTACTTCCCAAGGATTTGATGTATCACTAAATGCTCTTATACGTTGAATGTTTGAAAGTGGACTTGCTGGGTTTGTAATATACAAGCCTGGACTATTAGAGTTTACACCCTCAGTAAGAATCATGTCTGAAGGATCTTCAATATTAAACATACCTTCCATTCTAAAGTCGTCATCTGTAGCAACATTTCTATCACTTACAAATTTCTTATCTGCTTGATATTTTGCAATATCTAAGTATTGATATATTGATAAGAACTGGTTAGCATATGTATCTTCAGTATCAATGCCGGATGCATCTTCACCTTCAACTCCTGATGCTCCTTCACCAAGGCCACTACTAAAGCCTGCGGTATCTTCTACAGCGCCTAAGTATGTTAAGTTAGAAAGTACAACAGCATCTGACCTTACAACTTTAAAACCTGCTGCAGGGGGATCAAATGTATATTGACTGTCTCCCGCAAAGTCAGATGCAAAACCAAAAGTAGTTTCGCCGTCACTTTGTGTAATAAACAGATCACTTTGAAGTACACTATCATCCATGTAAGTTATTCTTACAGGATCACCGTTTGTGAATACAGCACTTCTTGAGGCATTTAATTCTGCCGTGTCGTTTACTATTGTAATAAGCCCTGTAATAAAATTATACTCAGCATCTGCAATAGTTAACGAACTAACATTTTGATTATTATTAATAAACAAACTTATATCGTCAGCAATAGGTGCTGTGCCTAAGTTGTTAAGTGCTTGCCTATCCTGTGTGTTTTCTAATAGGTTCGCTGATTTTAGAAACCCTTGTACGCTTGATGTTGCCATATTATAACCTCATATTCCAGCCTTTGGATCTTAGAAACTCTATTTGCTCTACAGCATCACCTGTAGGTATAGATGTGTTTGCTAAGTTAACGCTTATACCACCACGTGGATTGTTTTCGTAATTTGCAACAAGATCTGCTACAATACTATTTACCGCTCCTGCTGGCAAGTTAGGATTATTGCTTATGTCGAATCTATATAAAGACCTACATGCTATTAGAGCGCCTGCTGTATAATCAGTAAAGTTATTGTTATTCATATAAAAATCGTAACATAGCACTAAATTATTCATGTCAGGAACAGCACCAGTAATTTGGTTATAACTAATAAACAATCTTCTTAGATTTGGTGTTTCAAGACCAGCAAATCCTGTTAACTGATTACTATGTACATAAAAGTATTGTAACGCATTACTTTGTATTACTGGAATATTACCGCTGAATTGGTTGCCATATAAATGACAGTAATATAAGTTAGGGTTATTAAAAAAGTTTGGTAATGGCCCTGTAAAGTTATTTTGTAACATTACAATATAACGCAAGTTCTGCATTGTATTTAAACTTGGGAACGCACCACTTACTCCTGCATTGAAACTTCTAAATACAATACCAATCATACCTGTTGGTTTTTCAAAACAATCTGGGTGCATTGGCGCATTTAACAAACTACTACTTGCTACTTGGAAGTAACGCATAGCATCTGCACAATCGTCAAATACATCATCGTATAATACATAATCTTGCTCTGTGTCTGAACGTCCACCACGTAGTGCTGTGTATTGTCCTTGGAAATAGTATAATTGTGAGTTTCCAGCAAACTTTGGTATTGGTCCAGTATATGCACTTCCGTAACAGTATATAAGTCTTAGAGATCCACAGTTTGCAAATTTATATGCTCCTGAGCTTGTAGTAAATAAGTTTCTATCTGCAGGCACATTAGCTGCACTATTGTAATGAGCATAAAAATTCTGTAGTGAATTTTTGTTTGTTAGGTTTGGAATGTTTATTCCTGGATTACCGCCTATGTTTATATAGTTAATTACACTACTAGCAAACTGCATGCTGTCATCAGTAATTGAATTACTGTATATATTAATTTGTCTTAGATCTGGCAAGTCTTTAACACTCTGCGGTATTTCATTAAAACTGTTTCTATATAGATAATAGTTTTGGCATGTGTTTGAAACTTCAGGTCCTGCTCCACTTGGATCCTCAGCATCTTGATCAAAGTAA